CTGGTAGAGGCGCCTTCGTCTGCAGTGCTTTCATGCGCATTGCTCGTCCTTGCATCTCTTTGTTAAACTGTTCTTGAAGTTCTCCCATGAGTTTTTTCTGACGCAATTTAAGATCTTCGTTTCTTTTTTGGACTTTTTTGCGGTGTTCTTTTGCTTTTTTACCCATAAACTATCTGCATTTTAGATGCCATATATACTCATAGTATAAAAACATGATTATGTCAGCATCTGGTCCGATATCTTCTTTTAAATCCGTGGTGGAGTATTTGAGAACTCTATCCTTATCCCATGTGAATGTTAAACAATTCACTTTCGGGCAGCTTAGTGATCTAGACATCGAAACTAACACTCAGTATCCTGTCAAGTATCCACTAGTCATGCTCATCCCTAGACGCGCGGACATAGATGCTGGGGGTAAGGTAGAGTTCTCTTTCGCACTTTCTGTACAGGATATTACCAACTACGATTTGGATATTGAGGAAGATCAACTGAATACGACGTTTATGATTTTACAAGATTTGCTTTCTCGTATCCGTCAAACCACTTGGGACGAAGTGGAAGTCTACTTGGATGTGCCAGTAGTATGTCGTCCGTTTGTGGAAAGCTTCAACAACAACCTAACTGGTTGGAGTGCAGAAGTTGTGTTCGAAGTGAAGAATCCATTTAATAATTGTGACGCAGCTTTTAACTAATGGCTAATACAGTAAAACAAACATACAACAAGATTGCTAGGAGATTGGAACAAGTACTCCAAATGCAAGCACCTATAGATACTGGTCGATTAAAAAGATCTATCGCTGTTGCGTTTGACGAAAATGGATTTGTGATTTACGATCCCACTGGTTATGGATTTTATACCCACGCGGGAACAGGTAGAGAAGCTGCAACATCTGGAGATAATCCCCGTAGCATTTACGATGCGTTAAGCAACAAAAAATACAATCCGAATCCCGGTCAAGGTAAAGGTGGAATTAAACCAAGATATTGGATGAACTTTTCGGATTCAGTGTATCAAATGATAGATGACGAATTGGAAAAAGCTTACTCCGAAGAACTAGAAGAAGACATAACCAAAATGTTAAATAAAGCAGCTGCATGATAACTTTTAAGATAGACGATAAGAAGTACAAAATTCAGACCATTACAATCTCTGACTATTACAGAATTAAAAAACATTTGTTGTTAGATCATCTGGCAGAGAAATATGAAATGCTTAGTCAACTGACTGGTTGTTCTATTGAAGACATTTCTAGAATTCCTTACAACGAGTTAATAGAAATCTTCGCACTGTTAGAAATCATGGTTCAAAAAAGTCTACTTGAACAAGTAAGTGTGGCAAGTAAAATTTCTTTAGGTGGAGTGGAATATGGATTAGTAGATTTCGATCGTATGACGCTAGGAGAATTTTCAGATTTAGATGTGTTGGTAAACGATCCTAATGCTGATAACAAATTGCACGAAATGATGGCAATTCTTTATCGTCCAATTGTGAAGCAAAGACTTTTTAGTTACGATGTGAGTGATTACGATATGGCGGAATACAAAGAGCGATGTAAACTATTTTTAGACTTACCACTTAAGCACACAAAAGCAGTGACCACTTTTTTTTTGCTTTTCGAACTAGCATCTTCCGGAGCTACAGAAATCTTTTTGAAAGCAAATCCGAGGAAACGCCAGGAGATGAAAAGAAAAATCAACAGAGTATTAGCAGGCACTGGTACTCCACAATCGCCATACTTGCAGATCGTGATCCGCTTAAAGTACAAGCAGTCACTCAATTGGGTATCAGAGAAGCTTTCAATTTTATGGCTTGGACTTATGACGAAAATAGGAAAGCTGAATCCGAATCTAAAGTAAGAAGAATATAAAAAGTTATAATGATAACCGCAGTCAATTTTAGACCAAAGTTTTATTCACCAGGATACAATCCTATTATTTGGTCTGTGACTAGTGACAAAGCACAACTCACTACCATATTTGATTTTTCTTATGTGTTCGATGTGTACATTGACGGTGTTTACATCAACAGATTTATTCAACGTCCTAATCCATCCGGAGCGGGTATGATTGATGTGGCTCCAATTGTAGAACCATTTTTAGAGATCGGAGATTTTGCCAACGAAGTAGGAGCAGAGATTAGCAAACCATTTAAGATGGGTAGCAATGCAATTTGCAACGTTAAGCTTTATGCTGGAGAACAATATCGTGCAACTTCTGGGGCGCCACTGCAGGTTTACGATGGTTTAGGAAATGGCGGAGGTAATATTGGAAATCCAAGTTATCCATTAGGAGCGCAAGGATATTTTGACGATATGGATCCCACAGACGATAACGATATTCTGCCTGTAATTGTGATTCCAACTTCTTTAAATTGGAAAGAACAACAAGCACATTTGGCTGCACAAGAAGCTAACGCAGCAGACTATTATGGACTGTTCGGTTACGTTGCTCCTTATGTGTTAAAGAACAATACCATTTATCCGCCAAGCACATGTGGTGGTCCTGGTTTATTTCTTTCAGAAGCACCAAGATCTATTGCTGGTGGTGCATGGCAAACCACAACTGCCACTCCAAGTTATAACATTACAGCCGAAGCTTTAGACTATGATCGTTACACCGTGACATTCTTAAATCGTAATCCGGTGTATGAATACTTCCAAGGATCTCCAAGTTTGTTACAGAGTGCATCTCCAAAAGTTGCTTGGTTTACTTTCTATTCTGCAACTGGAGCAATTGGAGAATACGCTATCGGTAACTATGAAGTTAACTTTGGTGGTGGACCAAGATATCAGTGTGGAGGTTCAATCGCAAGTTCTGGAACTGGATCATTTTCTAATTTCGACAATCAGGAATTTTTAAGCCTTAGAGTTGGTCCAAAAGATCTAGACGATTTAGGAGTTTGGACTTCTTTAGGTACTGTTCCTGAGTATTACACTGTGCAGTTGTTTAACGAATTAAACATTACTGGAAGTTGTGGATACACTGGAGCACCAACCGTTCCTGTTTCTGAATTATTAACCATTGACATTGTGGAAGATTGTTACTCTTATTTGTATCCGCGTGCAAGAGTCGCTTGGTTAAACTCTTTAGGTGGTAGAGACTATTGGAACTTTACCATGAAGGCAGAAGAAACTGTAGACACCACTGGACAAGATTTCTATCAAACAGAAGTAGATTGGAGTGCAACAACCCCAGTCGTTTTGTCTAATGACACGACACAAAATTGGCTCAAAGGTGGTGTAAGACAATACAACAAATCTGTTCGAAGAAAATGGACAATTACTTCTGATTTCCTAACTCAAGATCAAGTCGAGTTTTTGAAAGGTGTAGTAATGAGTTCTCAAAATTGGGTATACATAGGACAAGATGATTTTCCTTACACATGTAAAGTAAGTGAACAATCTTACACAGTTAAAACAATTAAACAAATAAAACTGTACACTGCTAACTTCACGCTAGAACTTAGCACAGAACAGTCAATGCAAAATACCTAATATGAAAGCGTTACCGCAGTTATTTGTTAGAAGATACGAAGATGCAAACGATCCTACTGCATGGACTCTTTTAGATCTTTACGATACGGATCCGATTAAAATGAACTTAAGAGTTCAGGATGTAATGGAACCTTCTATTGCTGCGGCTTCATATTCACAAACATTTAGAATTCCGCACTCTGCTCCAAACGGTAAGTTTTTTCAGCAGGCATTTAACGTTAACCAAACTCTATTTGATCCTGCTAAGAAAGCACAAGCATACATCAATGCCGAAGGTCAACTTTGGATGATGGGTGTTATCCAGTTAATGAACGTTTACCGTGAAGATGCCACTGGTAGAATAGAATATGAAATTTCTTTTATTAGTGAAGTCTCCGACTTTGCCACACAAATTGGTTTAAGTGTCGGCGGAGAAACTGGAGGATCACAAGGTGGATTCTTAACAGACTTAAATCTTTCTAAATACAATCACCAACTTAGTTACGATAACATTGTTAATTCGTGGACCCAAAACTTTGGTGGCACTGGAGGTAATCCTGGAGACATAGTTTATCCATTAATCGAATGGGGTTACAACTATACTGGTTCAGGTAACGCAACTTTTCCAACTATTCCCACACTTTCCACAACCGGAACAGTAGGTAGCACAGGATCTAAACCATTTTGTAATCCTTCCTTTCCACTTTTTCAAGGACAAATGAAACCGTCTTTACGTGTGAAAGCAATTTGGGATGCAATTTTTACACGTACAGAATACACTTACGAATCTGAATTTATTCAAGGTGATGAATGGGTAAGTCCTACAGGAGCAACTGGTGTTTCTAGATACGGAAACGAATTCAAAGATCTGTATATTATTTCAGACAAATATGCAAGAGCAACTTTATATGAAGCAGGATTTAGTGGTGGTACTGGACCAATTGAAACGATTGGTGCACAGTTAACCTCTAATTATTTTTATGCATATCCTAACTATGTTGCTAGAATTAATAATCTTTATCCAATTTATGATTTAGGTTCTAACTTTAATATTAGTTCCCAAACTTTTACTGCCACCGTCGGGGGTCAGTATACTTTAGAATTCACTGGAGCGTATCAGTGGGATGGTAACTTTCCTGCTCCAACAGGTTCTGAATATTTTGTGTTTGCTTTAAAAACTCCAGGTGGAGGAACAACTTACAACTTTAGTGTAGATAACTTTGCAGCAGGAACTTGGTACGGAAGTATTACTGCTTCTGTGACTTATACTTTTAATGCTGGAGACACCTTTCAATTTTATGGTAATGTAGTTGGTACACCAAACGTAAATCAAACAGTTTATTTTACTGATATAAAAATTACTACAACACAAACTCCAACTTCAATTCTTGACGTAAAAGCTATTCTTCCAGATAATATCAAACAAATTGATTTTATTAGATCACTAACTGAAAGATTTAAATTGGTTTTTGAACCTAGTAAAACTATACCAAAGCATTTTGTTATTACTCCTTGGAAAGATTGGATCAGACAAGGAACAGTAAAAGATTGGACTAATAAATTAAATGAAAAAAAGAGTGTAAAACTTACACCTTTATTTCAATCACAACCAAGATTTGTAACTTATAAAGATCAAGAAGATTCTGATTATCTTAACTACAACTATCAACAAGCACGTAAGCAAGTTTATGGTCAGTTAAATCAAGACTCACAAATTGAAATCATTAAAGGAACTAAAGATGTGCAAGGAATTTTTGCACCGTTACCTTTAGGTCCGATTGGTTATGGTGGAGGCGCCTCTTCGCTTGATGTGGAAGATGCAGAAACATTTTTAATTCCGCACATTGCTAAAGACGTTGTTTCTAACGACGGTCCAGGTAGACGTGAACCCATTCAACCTAAATTAAGACTTGCTTGGTATAATGGATTAGTAGGAGAAAGTGGTCCAGGATCTAACGTTTCTAAGACTTGGTATTTACAAAACGATTCTTCAGCTGCAGTTGGTCAGACAAAAGTTCCGTTGATGAGTTCTTACTATCCTCATCCATGGAATCCACAAAACTTCTTATTAGATTGGAATAATTCAACTCCAACATGGGATAATACAATTGGAGTTAATCCATCTGGTAATTCTAACTTTACCAATTTCCAAAGATTTTGGCAAGATTGGTATAACGCAACTTATGGTCAAATTATCGACGTTGAACTTCCTAACGGGCAGAACACTCAAGCTAGAGATTATGCTTATATTTTCGAAGGAGAATTTACTTTAAATTACAAAGACATTTACGAATTAAGATTTAACGATCTTATTTGGGTTAAAGATGCTTACTATTTAGTTAACTCAATTGACAATTATGTCCTTGGAGAAGAAAGCGAAACAAGAGTAGTTCTTTACAAAATTAATAACATCGATTTAGCAATTCCAGTGCCTAATCAGGCAGTTCCTAATATCTGTTATTCTTCGGAAACAATCTGTGATGCAGTTTGCTGTCAAACATTCAGCACTATTACTGTTATTTTTGTTTCTGATCCTAGCAACATTATAGTTGGAACTAGATTTTTCTTAAACGCAGCAGGTACAATTTGGGCACCAGCAGGATTTTATTCTGATGGTACTTATGTTTACACTTTAGATGCTAACTCGCAAGTTTCTGATATTAATTTAATTGGAAGTTCTCCAGCATTATGTGAGTGTATACCAGATTTAGATCCACTAGAACTTTGTTACGTTGGAGCCACAGGAGATTCATGTTTAGCATGTTGCTGCCAAGGGGCAACCGGAGAATTCTGGATGGTAGATAATTCTGCTACTTGGTATCAGAACAATATTATTTACGCAAACTCTACAGGATCTGCTTATCCAACAAATGGTTGGTATTCTAATGGTTCTAATTTTGTTTATCTTAACAATGGAATTAAAACACAATCTGGATCTTGTGACGTTTGTAACTGTTTAATTTACGATCTAACTCAATACACTGGATGTACTGGATCTACACTTTGTAACGCAGCATGTTGCGTTAACAATTTAAACTATAACTTCTGGGCAGATTCTGACGATCTAAACACTGCAACATTCTTATTCTCAGATCAAACAGGAACACCAGTTTCAGATGGTTGGTATTACAATGGTATTGCAGCAGTACAAGTCGCTGGAGGTAGTGGTGGTGTTAATGCAACAGGAGATCCAGGATCTTGCGAACCATGTGTGAATGAAACATTGGATGTTTACTTTGATTTCAAATCAAATGTAAACGGAACTGGAACATTTGTTATAACACGTTCTTTCGATGGTGTTAACTTTATGCCTGAAAGCAATAAAGATATTTCTACAATACCTGCTAACACAACATTTAATTACACTGGTGCAGTTGCAACAGGAACTTATGTTAGAGGTAGATTAACTTATGGAGCATCTCATGATACTGGTGTATTTACAACTAAAGTAGAAGGTGGTGCTACAATCAACTCACAAAACACAGTTAGATTTAGTACTTATACTTACACTCCAGCAACTCCAACAACTGGTGGTACTGAATACAGATTTAGTGTTAACTTAACTGGTACAGTTGTAGATTGTTCACTAACTGGAGGAACTGCTTGGAAATGTACACCACCTTCATGTAATATTACTGGTGGCACTGGAGGTAATTCAGTTTATGTTTACGATAACAACATTGAAGTATGTTGTGATCCGCTTTACATTTATGATGCTGGTGTTGCTCGTATTGATAGCGAAACAGAAGTATTTTTGAATGGAAATTGCACGGGTGGAACAGGTGAAGGATTCTGTTACGAATGTAACGATTTCGTTACTAACTCTTATTCTGGAAACGATTTCCATATCTACGAACAAGTTGATATTTGTGACGGACTAGATACTTCTACAATTCAGTTTAACTACTTTGCTTTAGATCGTCCAAACAGATTTAATCTTTACAACTCTAGTGGATTAGTTACCACTTCAGGTTGGGTTGGTTATGCAAATTATCCAGGACCTTGGGGAGCTTCTCTTAGTACTCCTAATAGTGGCACAATCGGTGCTCCATATACTTCTGGTATGTACTTGATTGTAGAAGCTGGACCAGCAGATCCTATATCACCAATTTCAGATACTTGGGATGGTCAATTTGTTTGCTCTACATCTTGCTTCCAATACTTAAATGAAAATGCATTTAATTGGATTGGTGATTATCAAGATTGTAATGGTACTTGGTACTATGCAACAACAGTTGCTCCAGGAGCTTCAGTATGTGCAAGATCGGGATCAGTGTTTAATATCTCTGGAGCGTTAACACAAACGTATTCGTGTATTTCATAAATAAAAAGTTATGCCTACAATAGCAGTCAATATAAACTTAACTACAATAGGAACAGGAGCAGGACCGTTTACGATTTCTGATAATGTTCTTGGTGTGTTGGCAACAAATGTTCCTAGAACATCTTTGCTAGGTAACTATGTGGTTAATGCGGACACAACAGCAACACAAATCACTGTGACATCTACTGGAGAATGTACTAATGCAATTACAATTCCAATTGATTTTCATCCGTGTGATGTTACACCTCCGCCTCCACCACCACCGCCTCCACCACCTCCACCACCAGAAGATTGTAAACAAAACGTAGTGATTAATGTGACTGATTATGGTTACATTAAGTATTACAATTGTAACACTTCAGCAACTGAATATCAGTTCATGTCTGGTTTAGGAAACGTAACCTTAACAAACTGTTTAGACTATACAACACTTGCACCTGGTATTCCTTATGCAGATGTTGCAGCGTTTACACTTGTTAACACTGGTGTGCCTTGTACTACACCTCCACCTCCGCCGCCTCCTTCTGGTTCTATTTGGACGATTAGAAATGCAGATTGTGGATTTGGTGAGATTTACGATGTTGGTATTAACGGTAACTTTATGGGAACACTAGAGGGTCCAAGTACATTCCCATTAACTTCAACTCTATATGGAATTAAAACAAATCCAAATGGAATTAACTATAACACTGCTAACAACACTGTTCAAGTTAATGTGACGACTAACTTACCAGGATCTGGTAACTGCGGATTCTTAAGAATTTATTTGAATGGAGGATTTTCGCCAACTTATGAGATTCAGTTTACTTCACAACCATACGTAAACATTTCTGGTTTGTATTTCGCACCTGGAGATCAAGTAGAACTGGTAGTTAACTGTTATCCAGATTGCGCACAACTATAAAATAATTAAAATAAAATGGCCGGTAAAGTCCAAATTAAAATAGACATTGAATCAGAATCAGTAGAATTTGCAACCGACAGAACTTTAACCTTGACCGAAAAAACAAGGTTATTGAAAAAGGAATTGCAAACTATTCCGGAAGGTACCAAAGAATGGCACGTTCTGAACAACACGTTTAATGACACTAAAGATGCTTTAGATAGAGTTAACACCAAATCTAGAGACATATTTGGTACCATGAGTTTGTTGCCTGGACCTATCGGCCAAGTTAGTAACACACTAGAACAAACAATTGATGCTTTTAAGATTTTTGGTTCGCTAAAAACTTCAGATTTGAAAGCACAGTTAGGAAATCTATTAACTGATTTTAAAGATGTTGCTAAGACAATTGGTAACCTAACTGGTATCACAAAAGTTTATACCACACTAAACAATGCACTTGCTTCTTCGTTTGTAAAAGTTGGTGTAGGTGAAACCGCAGCGGCGGCAGGAGCAAGAGCATTTTCTGCTGCACTAGTTGCAACTGGTGTTGGTGCTTTAATTGTTGCATTAGGTTTAGCGGTTAACGCGTTAATGGAAATGGCTAATGCAGAAAGTGATGCTGAAATAGCTACCAGAGAACTTAACGACGAGTTAGAAAGACAAAACACTTTACTAGATCTAAATGCAAAAGATGCTGCTAGACGTAGAAAAGTAACAATTGCAGAAATGCGTGCTGATGGTAAAACTGAAAAAGAAATTCGACAGTTTAATTTAAAAGAAGCACAAAAAGATTTTGATGAAGCGAAAGCAGCAGAAGTTGAAGCTGTAAAAACATATAACGATGCTTTAGGAAAAGCTGATGAAGAAGGACTAAAAAAAGCAGGCGAAAATCTAGATAAAAGGCAACAAGCAGTAAAAGATGCTTTATCTAATATTAAAGTTTTAGCAGCTGAATATAGAACTGAAGAAAATAAAGAGCAAGAATCAGCTAATCAAAAAGCAAATCAAAAAGCAGAACAACAAAGAGATAAAGATAAAGCAGCAAAAGAAAAAGAACTAGAAGAACTTAAAAAAGGAAACAAAGAAGCTTTACAAGAAACTAGGGATGCAAGGGTTAATGAGACTAATGAGGTAAACGAAAAGTACGACAATCTAGTTATGTTAGCTCAAAAATATGGTCAATCAACTAAAGATCTAGAAGCTGGTCGTATTGCTGCACTTTTAAAATTAACTGAAAAGTACAAAGAAGAAGACGAAAAGAAAGAAAAAGAAAAACAAGATAAAAAACTCGAAAATGCTAGGAAGTTATTAGAAATCGAGAAAGACCTTCACGAGTCTACTGTTGATGCAATGAAAGCCGGTAGAGATAAAGAGTTAGTAATTATTAAAGATGCAGGTCAGGAAAAAATCGATGCTTTCAAAAACGAATTAATGGAAGCAGAAAAGCTTAAACTTTTAACTGCTGAACAAGTTGCAGAAAAATTAGCAATTTTTACCAAAAACGTCAACGATGCAATTGCTGCACAGATTGAAGATCTAGATAAAAAAGATCTAAGTGAAAAATTAGACGAAAAATTACAACTTTTACAAATTCAAAGTGAAGGTTTACTTGCTGGAACGCAAGCATATTTTGATAACAGAAGAGCAATTATTAATGCTTCAGAACAAAAAGAGTTAGAAGATACAGAATTAACTGAAGCAGAAAAAACAGCAATTCAAGAAAAGTATGCTAGACAAAGAGACCAATTACGCAAAGAAGAAGTAGCTTCACTTGGTCAAACTATTTCAGCAACCATTAGTGCTATTTCTTCTGTGACCTCTGCACTTGCATCTGGTTACGACGAAGAAGCTAAGACAAGCGAAGAAGCTTTTGAAAAGAGAAAGAAACTACAAATTGCCACTGCAGTTATGAGTGCTGCTTCTGGGGTAGTACAAATCTTAACCCAACCTTCTACTTTACCTTCTCCGTTCGACTGGATCGTAAAAGGAATTAATGCTTTGGCTTTAGGAGTTGCAACAGCGATCAACATTAAAAAGATCAAAGCAACAAAATTTGAAGCTCCTGATGCAGGTGGATCGGAAGCGGCATCAGCTGTGACTGGAACCAAGTTTGCAAATGGTGGTATTTTAAATGGTCCAAGACATTCTCAAGGTGGAATCAGAACTAAGTATGGAGAATTAGAAGGCGGTGAGTTTGTTATAAATAGACGTGCCACACAATCATTTTTACCTATCTTAAGTGCAATTAATTCTACCGGTGTAAGGAAATATGAGAATGGTGGAATGACAGCTTCTATTGATCAATTACAATCGATGCTTATGAATCAACCAGCACAAATTGTTAAAACTTATGTGGTAGCTTCTGAAATGAGTAGCCAACAAGAAGCAGATAAACGCCTTAGAGATTTGGCAAAAATCTAAAAATCATATTCATAATATATTAAATCGTTATGGTTAAAAAAGAAGAAAAAAGAGTGGTAGAATTAGAACTTATAGATGATATGGAAGATTCTGGAGTTTCTGCTATTGCTCTTGTTGACGAACCTGCAATTGAAAAATTTTGGGTGTACATGAAGAAACACGCGTTTGTAAAACCATCTTCGGGTGAAAGTGAAGCTGAATACATTCCACGTTGTATGAGTGTGTTGGTAGGTGACGAAGGTTACGACCAAGATCAAGCAGCAGCAATCTGCTATTCCACTTGGAGAGAAGAACACGCCGCTGTAGATATGAAATTTGAAAGCTATACTGACTATCCCGAATCTGCAGTTAATGCTGCTAAGCGTGCACTAGAATGGGCAGAGGAGAATGGTTGGGGTGATTGCGGTACACCAATTGGTAAAGCTAGAGCAAACCAATTAGCTAACAAAGAACCTATTTCAGAAGAAACAATTGCCCGTATGGCAAGTTTTGCCAGGCATTTACAAAACAAAGACGTACCATATTCTGAAGGATGTGGAGGTCTTATGGTAGATGCCTGGGGTGGGCAAGCAGGAATCGAATGGGCACAAAACAAATTAGAAAGCATTCGGGAGAAAATGAGTTATGACACTAGTGCTTTACCACCTTATGTGGACCAAACCCAAAAGAAGAAACGCAAGTTTAATGAATATGGTTGTCCATCAGCCACAGTAGATATTGCTCTTAACTTGAAAAATCGTCAAGAAGCAATCGATGTTGCACACTACGGTCCATTGAATCCTAATGATCCTAATGAAGAATATTGGCAAGCAAAAGCAGATATGTTTAACACTTCTGTTGACGAATCTAAAAGTGCACTTTGCGGAAATTGTGCATTTTTCGTTAAGACTAAATCCATGCTGGCGTGTATTGCTGCAGGAATTGGCGAAGACGCCCCCGCAGATCCTTACGACTCTATTGCAGCTGGTGAATTAGGTTATTGCGAAGCATTTGATTTTAAATGCGCAGCAAGTAGAACATGTGACGCTTGGGTAACTGGCGGACCAATCACAGAGGAATTTTTAGAAGATAACCCGTGTTGGGAAGGCTACGAAGCTTATGGTCTAAAAGATGATGGCACACCAAACTGTGTACCAGTTAAAGCACAAGCATTTGCTGAAAGACCAATTGCTAGAATTCCGGAAGAGGAAAGAGGTCGTGAAGGTTCTGCTAAGAACGAACCAGGAGATACTAAAACCTCTAGAGGTGGTATTGAAGTTTCTGAAGAAGTAGAATCTAGCTTGAAAGAAAAAATACAAGAACATAACGAGAAGAATCCACAAGATAGCCAAAAAGCTGATTTAGGTATGCTTAAAGCAGTATGGCGCAGGGGCGCCGGTGCATACTCTGTAGGCACCCCAGGTCGCAAAGGTATGACTAGATCGCAATGGGCAATGGGAAGAGTAAATGCCTTCCTTAAAATTCTAAGTGGATCTGCTCCATCAGATAAAGACTATACACAAGACAACGACTTGTTACCGAAAAGTCATCCTAAGCACTCAGAATCAATGAGCAAACTTGCTTTTGCATTAGAGAAAGACAAACAAGTTATTGTTGGACCAGTTGCTATTCCAGACATAG